ATCTACACCGTCTAATTCGTCGGCAGCGTCAGATGTGTATAAGAGACAGATTCATATAAGAATTACAATTTAATCTATATTGAAATTAACGGAATGAACCATGGCCGCTTCATTACTCTCACCGGACGCCGCAGTTTTCAAGCTCGAAAAAGCCGGACTCAAACAGCACCAAATCGCCGCACTGCTCGGCATCGCTCAAGGTACCGTCAGCAAGATCAAATCAAAACGCTACACGGAAGTCAGCTACAAGATCGTCGACAAGCTAAGGGAACTTGTCGCCCAGCTTTGTACGGAAGAAACCAAAAAAGAGAAAGAAAAATGACTTCAACTTTTGTTTTTGCGAGCTTTCCTCTCGGCCTCAACTTCGTCGGCCAATTTCTTGAGATCAAAAGGTCCGATAAGACAGGCGCAAAGATTATTGACCGCGTGCGACAAAAGCGCAGCGACTTTATCGCTGTCCTCTCCGGAAAAATCAATCACGCCTGGATGCGCCGCGTCATTACCAATCACACGGCAGGCGGTAAGCTGCTGAGTCAAAGCCTCCGGGATTGCCAGCGCCTCAATGCGGCGAACAAGTATCCAATCAGGGTCAAAATTTTTGAGCCCCTGTTCAGCACCAACATAATTAACTATCTCCTCCACGCACAACCTGAGAAGGGCGCAGCAGGACCTAGGCGACAGTTGCATAAGACTTTGAGCTTCATTGAAAACTCGTTTTGCTTTCTCCGGCATTTTTTCATACGCCTTAATTCCACTCGATACCGGCCAAACAAGTTTTTCGTATTCCCAGAGGGTGGGACGGCCGCAGTTAACACAAGAGGAAATTATCAATTCATTTTTCGCGCAGAACTCACCCAGGTCGAATACACCCACGGGTTTCAGCGACACAGAACCGAATTGATAGAACTCACGGGAGGCGTCATAAGGAGCTTTTGCGCTTCTGAGAATTGGACGGGGATTAAAGACAACTGTAACGCCGCAATGCGGACAAATGTATGAACCAGGAAGAGACATTATGACCTCAGAAAGAAGCTTTTTTGAAATTGTAAAGGAACGTTCGGCAAAGATAACCAGTGCTCTGAACGCCTTGGAATTAGCCGAGCAGAGTTTGGAAAAAACAAAGACCGCGGCCGCTGTCAGAGGTGACGGCGGCTTAATCGATATAAGAGACCTCGCATTAAACGTTATTACCGCCAAGAAGCATTTGGACGAAGCGCTGGCGTTTTTGATCGAGTCTCAGTTAGACGAAGAAGAAAAGGTGGTTTCATGACCCAAGAGAAAGTTATCACTTTCGATCAGGGCGCACAGCGCCTTGTCGACAACGGCTATCTGCCGATACCGATTAAGCCGGGAGAGAAATTCCCAGATCTCGAGAAAGGCTGGACGTCCTACCGATTTAAACCTGAGGACGCAGAAAATCATGCCGGATGCGGAGTTGGGCTGCTCACCGGACAGGGTGAACATAAGGTTATCGGCATTGACTGCGATATCACCGATAAAGAGCTCCTCAAACTGCTGCACGACAAAATCTCCGAGTTGTGCGGCGAAAATTTCCTAGCCCGTGTGGGACGCTATCCCCGGACATTGTTCTTAGTCCGGACGGATAAAAGTTTTTCTAAAGTGTCTTCTCACAAATTCGTGGACGCCCACGGACAGGAGCAGCAGCTGGAGATCCTAGCTAACGGGCAGCAGTTTGTTGCCTACGGCATCCACAAGGTTACCGGAAAGCCGTACGCATGGATCACTCAACAGAGTCCCCTTGATTGCCCGGTTGAATCATTAGCTGACATAACGATGGAGCAGGCCCAATCCCTTATCGCCATTGTCAACGACTACGCAGTCAAGCACGGCTGGAAGTTAAAGGAAAGAGGCGGCGCCGGCCGCTCCGTGTCGGCAAACGCAGGACCGCTCACGGCTTTCGACGTTGAGTACATGAAGTGCAGGAACATCCCACTCGCGGAAGCCAGGAAGATCATCAGCCATATTGACGCAGACGCATACAAGGACTGGCTTGAGGTCGGTATGGCGCTGCACCTGGAGTACGACGGCTCGGACGAAGCATTCCGACTCTGGGACGAATGGAGCAGTAAGTCAGCAAATTATCCGGACAACGGCCCCAAGGCACTCGCAGAAAAATGGGGCTCGTTCGTCGAAGTCGGTAAATGCAAAGAAGAGCTCATCCGAATGCCTACGCTCATCGCTAGGGCGGAAGAGGCAAAAGCTAGCAGAGAAAAGCAGATGCGAATCGCTGCTAAAGCGGAATTCACTGCCGCACTGGCAAAATGCACCGATGAGTTTGATGTCGAGACCCTGGCGAGAAAAACCTCTCTGTCTAACCGTGCAGACAGAGAGGTTTTCACGAATTACGCCTTAAAGCGCCTGAAAGAATTGGGCGCCGGATCAATCACAAAGACGAGTATACAGGGATGGTTTAAGAAAAGTACTTGTTCCGACTACGCGTTCAATGAGCTCGGCCTTGCGGAAAGAATGCGGGACACTTACAAGGGCGGTTTGAAGTGGGACTGCATTAACGGCCAGTGGTACACATGGAACGGAATCCGCTGGAAGAAAACGCCCAATGAAGCTATCATGGGCTACGCTAGGATGACCGTGGAGTCGTTATTCGAGGAAGCCAAAGGCCTCGACAGCGAGGGCGCGGTAATGCTCAAAGATTTCGCCTCCAAGTGCTGCAATCCCAAGACCTGGGAGAACATGCTCAAGGCTTTTAAGTCTTTCTCTGACGGAGACAACAGCGTACTTATCAGCCCGCACGAGCTCAACCAAAATCTGCGCTACTTCGGCGTGAACAACGGCGAGATTGACTTAAAGACCGGTGAATTTATTCCCGGGGATCCCGCTCACATGATTACGCTCCATTCCCCGGTCAACTACGACAAGGACGCGACATGTCCCTATATCGACGCCAGGATGCTGGAGATATGCAACGGTGATCCGGAGATCGTTGAGTTCTATTACGACATTTTCGGCGCCGGCATGACGGGGCGCCTGCGCAGATCGTTCTTAATCATGTTCGGCTTAGGCCACAACGGTAAATCCGCGCTCTTGAACCTCGCCATCAAGATGATGGGCAACGGGCAGGAAGGCTATCACGTCGGAGCTGACCAAAAGACTTTTATCGAAGGCAAGGGCGGCTCGGCCGGCGGCGCCAGAGAAGACATAACGAGGCTTAAAGACAAGCGACTGGTGACACTCGTGGAGACCTCCGACGGCAGCCGCCTCAATAGTTCGCTCGTCAAACAGCTCACCGGCGGAGACCCGATGACCGGACGCCAGACGTGGGCCAAGAGTTCAATCACTTTCACGCCGTGCTGTCTGCCGGTTCTTGTGTCCAACCATAAGCCGATCGTTGAGGATCAGAGCGAAGGCATGTGGGATCGACTGCTGCCAGTGCGCCACTTAGGCAACTTCAATGCCGAGCGCGCTGATCCCTTATTTGACCAAAAGTCTGAGGCCGAGCTCTCCGGTTTCCTGAACAAGTGTATTGCCGGCGCCCTCCGCTTTCAGCAGCGCGGCCTGCGAGTTCCGGAAGCCATCCGCCGGGAGCAGAAAGCCTACAGATCGGCTCAAGACCCGATGTCGGACTTTTTCGCAGAGCACTGCGCTATCGAGCCTGATGCGCGGTGGCCGCGGTCTGAGGCTTACAACGCCTGGAAGCAGTATGCAAGGGACTCTAGTGTGCCGCAGTATCAGGAACGAAAGAAATGGTTTTTTAACGCAATGGAGGAAAGAGGTTTTGAAACTGTCTATCAAAAAGGAGTTATTTGCTTTAAAGGCATCAAAGTAAAAGCAGTCGGTTTTGAGGCTGTCGATTAAGGCTTAAAGAGGTGAAGGGTGCAAAAACGCAAAAATACTATCTATTTCTAAAACTTCTCTCATATACGCGTATAGGGAAGTTTAGGAAAAGGGTCTTAAAAATACGTTTTTGCACCCTAACTAAGGGTTTCTACTATGTTATTAGAGAAAGAATCAAAGGTTTTAGAAAAGTTAAAGGTCATGTCTGTCGCAGTCGACTATGCACTCAAGGCAGGGCGAGTTTGGGACAGCAATCTGTACCACGGAGGCATGTACAACTGCCCTCCTATAAAGGATGTCCTCGATTTTATGGAGACATTCCACACATTGGACGCTTTCGTCTACGGCACATGCGCAGAGGACAACTTGTTCGGGTGCGGTCCTGCAAATCACTGGACGATCCAGGTCGGCTACTCTGAATCGGCGCCCAAGGCATGGGAGGGAGACGACAAGAGCGGATACTGCGAGGCCTATGCAGTGGTGACGTACAACCGGAATGGCGAGAGATGTGTACGCATTTTCGGAATCCCGGAGACGATTGCAACGGTGTACGCAAGACTGTTTTTTACAACGCGGTTAGACGGCTCGCCCTTTGACGTCGGTTTCCATAGCTCAAACGGCATTGTCACGGAAGTTTGAGCTTTAGCGGTTTAGACGCTTCCGGCGGCGGCAAACCGCTGGAGGCATCCCGGGGAGATAAGAATGACCGAAAAACAATCAACCTATCAACCTCATACGGTATTACCTCATGACGCCCAGAGATTACTCACAGAAGCCGCGAAAGCGGCACAAAAACTTCATGGACTCGGCCGCCAGCGGACCTTACAAGCGGCGATTGAAAGAGTTAAGAGAGAACATCCGGAGTACTTTAGGTCTTAGGGCCGGAGGCGTCGACTTTATCGGCCCGCTGGGAGCGTATGTCGGAGAGAGCCATCAGGCCGCGAGATATACAGACAATGAAGTCCTGCAGTGCATTGATTTGCGACTGGCAGGATTTTCGCTTAATGAGATATCGAAAAAGATGGAAATACCAAAGCGAACGGTCAGAGACTTTTTTGCCGGGAGAATAAGAGGCAAGCATCCGGTGAAGTTCGTTAAAGCAATGATCAATGAATAGGGCAGGAAGGTATCAAAATCGACCGCTGGAGAGCGATCGGCAAAAATTAATAGGATTTATCGTCTATCGAAATTTGAGCGGCTGTAGAAGCGGCAAATCGGTTTTAAGGAAATACGGCGCCGCAAACAAAACGACTAAAATAAGCGTCAGGAGATTGACGGCATGAATCTACAAAGGTATAAAGTTGACAAGGAAGCCTTGAAAAAGCGAGTGACCGATGCGCTCGAAAAGCTGAGTGTATTGAGCGCCGGTATGGGACTGTTTCAGGATAAAACTCTGGGAATATGGCTCGGAATTTTCTGCTTTCTGTTGTGTTTATTGCTTTCTGGAGTGAAAAGAGATGACTAGCGCATGGTTCTTGTATACCTGCTTTGTGGCAGCGGTCGGCGTGCTGGCCTTAATCCTCTTTTTTGGAAAGGATCAAAAGCACGAGCACAAATAGTGCGCATTATTGAGCGACAGCCTCCGATAATCAACTCATTGATTACGGAGGTTTTATTATGTCTAGCAACAAGTTCGGAGCAATAGAACGTCTGACACCGAAGCAGGCCGCCTTCGTTAGCGAATACCTGAAAAACGGCGGCAATGCGACCGAGGCTTACAAGAAAGCGGGATATAACGTTACTACGGATAATTCGGCGGCAGTAAATGCAGCTCGATTGCTCAGAACGTCTAAGATCACCCGCGCGATAGCGAAGCGGCAGGCCGAGCGCAACGAAAGAATGCAGTTGGAAGAAGACTTCGAGCTCAAAAAAGCGATCGATATCCTTGAAAAATGCTCCGAGCCGCAGCAGGTTTACAACTTCGACGGCAAGCCGAAGAAGGACAAGCAGGGCCACGCGGTTTTTATGTTTGACTCCAAGGGCGCGAACCAGGCGCTCACAACGATATGCCGCTTAAGGGGCAAATTCAGAGACAAACTGGAAGTCACTCAGGACGTCAGTGACCGCGCCAATCGTTTAGCGCAGATCCTGGCGGCCGTGGAAAAGGACGAGAAATAGAGGTGTAGCGGAGCATTTCTCCGCCATGCGATCTATATAAATCAATTAGTTATGAATGTTATTGCCATTTTGTCCACCAATTTGTCCACACGTCGGCAGTCGGATAAGGCATACCCGCCGACGGCCGGCACCTCAAAGCAAACGGGGTGTGATCGACCCGCCCTAATCAATAACCAACGATGGATTGAAGCGGGGTTATAGATAGGCGAAGGGTGCCCGAAACTCAGCGGTCTGAGGGGTGAAACCCAAAACTCAGCCCCGACGAGGGGCGTTATCATGGACCGATAGGCAACATCTGTAATTTGACCGCGCGAGGGGTGATTTTAATCCTCCCCTCCATCCCATTCCCCATAACCGCATTTGTATTGACGGTGGTCTCATGGACAATGAAAAATCAGCAAATCAAAATTACGAACTGAACCTACAGAAGCTCGCAGTGCGGTTCAGTAACGATCCGCTCGCATTCGTGCGCCACGCATTCCCCTGGGGCGAAGGGATCCTAGAGAAGTACGACGGGCCCGATACCTGGCAGGAGAAAATCCTCGGCGACATCAGGGACCGATTGCAAAACGGTGAGACCCGCTACCAGGCGATCCAAATTGCCGTGGCGTCCGGACACGGAATCGGAAAGACCGCTTTAGTCGCCTGGGTCATTCTCTGGGCGATATGCACCTATCCGGATACAAAAGGCGTTATCACTGCCGAAACGGGCCGCCAGCTTTTAACCAAGACGTGGTCCGAGCTCCATAAATGGCACTCAGTCTGCATTTTCAAGGACTGGTTCGAGGTCGCGGCCGAATCCATCTACTCTCTCCAAAAGGGACACAAATACACCTGGAGAATCGACGCTATTCCCTGGAACGAAAGCAATACGGATGCATTCCAGGGCCTGCACAATCAAGGCAAAAGAATCCTCGTTTTGTTCGACGAAGCATCCGTGATCGCCGAAAAAATTTATGAGGTTACTAAAGGCGCGCTGACTGACCGCGATACGCAAATCATCTGGTGTATTTTCGGAAACCCGACGCGACCCGAGGGCGCTTTTTTCGACGCTTTCCACAAACAGCGTCACCGCTGGCTGCACTACAACATCGACTCCAGAACGGTCAAGATCACGAACAAAGAACTCCTGCAGCAGTACGTGGACGACTACGGCGAGGACTCCGACTTCGTGAAAGTTCGTGTGCGCGGAGTTTTCCCGTCGACGTCTGCCAAACAGTTCATTACCCGGGAAGACGTGGACGCAGCAGTCAACCGTCCGGTAGGCGTTATGAATTACGCCGCTACTGTTGCCGTCTTAGGTGTGGACGTTGCCCGAGAAGGCGACGATAGATCCGTGATCGCAACGAAAATCGGCCGCGACTGCACAATGCCCTTAAAGATTTTCCGCGGACTCACGGGGCCTCAGCTCGGAGAGCAGGTCATCCTTTATGCCCAGGAACTGCAGAAACTCGGAATCCCGAAAATTTACGTCAATATCGACTACACCGGCGTGGGCGCCTCCCCTTACGACTACATGGTCGACAAGGTCCCGCATATCCACAAGGTGATTGCAGCCAACCGCTCAAGCAACACCGAGCGCTGGGCCAATAAGAGAGCGGAAATGTGGGATCGGATGAGAGACTTTATTCGCGACAACGGGTGTCTGCCCAACAGCGCCGAGCTTGCTGACGATCTTTGTATTCCGGAAAAACTTCTTGACCGCAAAGGACGCTTGCTCCTGGAGAGCAAGGAGTCAATGAAAAAACGCGGAATGAATTCTCCGGACACGGCCGACGCGCTCGCCTTGTGTTTTGCCATACCGATCCAGGAGTATCTAGACGGCCCGGCCAACATGCCGCGATTAACCGAGAGACGGAAACGTCAAATCCGAAACCCCTACAAGTCGCTGTAAAAGTGCGCATTGAATTTGTCCGGAGATCGACAATGCGCCCATGGAAAAAACATTGACCTTTAGACCTGTCACGGTCGCTGAAGTTTTCGGCGCTCCGGACGCCGACATGCTGATCTCGGAATACATGGCCGAGTCAGGCAACCCCTTTTTGCCTCAGAAACCCAACGTCGAGTATTACCGCAAGGCCGAGGAGTCTGGCGCCTTTAGGGTTATCGGCGCCTTCAGCGGTGAGCGGCTTGTCGGTTTCGGCTCCTTCGTGCTGACCGTCATCCCGCATTACTCCACAGTGACGGCCTCCGTCGAATCGGTCTTCTTGTCCAAAGACTTTCGGCGCGGTGCGGCGGGCTTCAGGCTTATTAACGCTATAAGCCAAGCCGCTAAGGACGCCGGCGCCTCAGGCATCTATTGGGGATGCAGGAGCGGCTCGCGCCTGGAGACTTTATTCGAGAGGGTCCCGAGGTTTACACGCATGAACACTGTTTTTTATGAGGCCCTGGCATGACCGAAATCATAATCGCTGAGATACCGCCAAACACGTCCGGAGAACTGGAGGCCATGGCCGCAGGCGTCGAGGAAATGCGCGCGGCGCCCCAAGTCGAGATTAGAACCCGGAGCTTTATCCATGCCGGCATGTATTGCCGCACGTGCTTAGTCCCCAAAGGCGTGGCGATCGTCGGCGCCTTAATCAAGATCCCGACGGTCATCATGGTCACCGGGGACTTCGCCATGACCTGCGGCGGCAGGACTGTCCGCTTAAAAGGCACACATATTTTCCGAGCCTCGGCAGGCCGCAGACAGATTTTTGTCGCCTACGAGAACACCACTATTTCCATGTCCTTTGCTACCCGGGCCAAGACGCTCCTGGAAGCAGAGGCCGAATTTACTGACGAAACCGATCTTTTAATGTCACGGGGAGAATGAATATGAGCGGAGCAATTTCTGCCACTACAGCTGTAGCAATCAGTGCCGGCGTGGCCGCGGTAGGTACCGCCGCCTCCGTTATGGCGAGCAACAAGCAGGCCCGCCAGCAGAAGGCCGCGGCCAAGGAAGCACAGCGCAATAACGAGATTACTCAGACGAAGGCCCGCGAGGATATGCGCCGCCAGAACGCTAAAGAGGCCGATGTCTCCAGCATTTATGAGCAGAACTTAGATCAGAACGCATCCGGAGGCTCGACGCTGCTGACAGGGCCCGAGGGCATCAATAACTCCGATCTGACCTTAGGCAAGGGCAACAAGCTCGGAGCCTAAAAGCGAGGCACCGATGGACAAGAAGGAATTACGTGCGCACATCCTGTCGCGCTGGCAAAAGCTCAAGACGGAGCGCGATCCCTTTATCCCGCAGTGGAAAAGTATCGCCACGCATATTCGCCCGGCAACAGGCAAATTCCTGCTGCGCGGACCGAAGAACGAGGCGCGCGAACGCTTCAATGAGATTTTCGACAATACGGCTACCGGCGCCAGCAACCTATTGTCCTCCGGATTGATGTCCGGACTTACGGACCCTAGCCAGCAGTGGTTTTATCTCACGACCGGCAGTCCCACACTGGATGAGTCTCCGGCCGTGAAGCAGTGGCTCGCGGATGTGTCCCAGGTCATCTACATGGGCCTATCGAGAACGAACGCCTACCAAAGCCTACATCACTTCTGGCTTGAGGTCAGTCTCTACGGCACGGCCGCCATGATGATTCAGGAGGATGATGAGCGTGGCTTTTACTGCTACCCGTTCACAATCGGCGAGTATGCGATCGCCTGCAACCATAAGGGCATTCCGGATACTCTGTATCGCGAGCTGATGATGACGGTCGCGCAAATCGTTCAGCAGTATGGCTATGAGAATGTGCCGCGCGGCATTAAGGCGCTCTATGACCAACGCCAGTACGACCAAGAGAAAGCTGTCATCCATGCCATTGAGCCAAGATACGATCGCGACATTACCAAGCAAGACAACAAGAACATGCCCTTTAGGGCCGTGCACATGTTGGTCGACGCCGACAGCGATGAGCATTCCATTCTGCTGGAGTCCGGGTACAACGAATTTCCGGCGATCGTCGGCCGCTGGGGAGCAATCTCGACTGATACATATTCCTGTGAATCTCCCGGCATGACCGCGCTCGGCGACGTGCGCCAGCTCAAGCACGAGCAGATGCAAAAGGGCAATGCGATTGACTTGATCGTCGATCCTCCGAGACTTCTGCCGACGTCGGCCAAGGACGCCGAGCTGGACTTCGCGCCCGGAGGCTTAAGTTTTGTAGACATGCCGACCAACGGCAGTCAGTCGAATAACGCCACCACTGCGGTCGGAAACATCAACCCGATCACCGTGGACATCCAAGAAGTTCAAGGCAGAATCAAGGCGGCATTCTTTACCGACCTTTTCCTCATGCTCTCCAACCAGGCCGAGATCGCGCGCATGACCGCGACCGCTGTGGCGAGACTCCAGGAGGAAAAACTCATCATGCTCGGACCGATTTTGTCTCGGTTCAACAACGAGGTTCTGAATCCTTTTATCGGCCGCATTTTCTCGATCCTCTCCCGCGCCGGAGTTTTTCCGCCTCCGCCCCAGGAGCTCCAGGGCACTGAGTTAAACATTGAGTACACCTCCATGCTTGCCCGATCTCAGAAAGAGGTCCAGGCCAACACCGACATGGAGGCCATTACGCAAGTCTGCCAGCTGGCGCAAGTTGACCCGTCGGTGCTCGACCGCATCAATCTGGATAACGCGATCAAGATCATTTTCGACAAGAAAGGCGTGAGCCCGAGCTTACTGCGCTCGGACGAAGAGGTGCAGCAGATTCAGCAGCAGAGAGCTCAGCAGCAACAGCAGATGGCGCAGCAGGAACAGGCGCAGCAGGGCGTGGACGCCTTGAGCAAGTTGGGCAAGGTCCCCGCGGGCGGCGACACCATGGCGGGTCAGGCCGTCGAGGCGCTCCAGGCCGAGATGGGGCAGTAAAAAAGTGCGCATTGATTTTTATTGAAGGTTTTAAATGTCAGGAAAGATTCGCAATCCGTTTGACGAAGCGAAGCTCAAGGAAGAAAGACAAGAACGAGAAGCGCAGAAAGCGAGCTTTGAAGAGGCTTTTAAAGAGTCTCTCATCCGCCTTCTGGGCACGCGGGACGGAAAGATAGTGTTTAACAAAATCTTTTCCGACTGCGCCTTGTTCTCCTCCTCTTTTGACACCAACGCCTTGACGATGGCGAACAAAGAGGGAAAGAAAACCTTCGGCCTTGTCGTGCTGAGCTACGTCATGGCCTATTGCCCGGAACAATACACCGAGATAAGGAAGATATCGGATGAGTACAGAAAATGACAGAGGTTCCCAAAACACCAGTCAGGAGACGTTAGTACCTCCTTCGCAGAATGAACAACAGTCTTCTCCTTTGGACCAGGGGCAGTCTTCTCAGACCACCACTCCGACTGAAAAGGAGACCGGTACTGAGAAGACTGAAACTTCTCCGGCGCCCGAAACTAAGGCCGCTCAAACGGTAAGCAACCCGCTTGAGATTAAGCCCGAGGCAGACGACGCCAAGAAGGCCGAAGGTCAGGAAGGACAGAAGCAGGAAGCGAAAGAGGATGCGGCACCTGAAAGTTATGCCGACTTCAAAGCACCCGAGGGTGTAGAGCTTAACGGCGCGGTGGTCGACTCCTTCAAGGGTATCGCCAAAAAGCTCAATCTCTCGCAGGAAAAGGCCCAGGCCGTAATCGATGAGATCACGCCCGTGATGGTCTCCCAGCAGGTTGAGTTTATTAACAAGGTCAGCGGCCAGTGGCTGGAGAAGGCTAAGAAGGACGCCGAAATCGGCGGCTCTAATTACGACGCCTCTATCCAGCGCGCCATTAAGGTCAGAGACCGCTTCGGCAAAGGCGCCGACGGCAACTATGACGCTGATGTCGCAGAACTGTTCTCGCTGCCTATCGGCTCGCATCCCGGCTTTATCAAACTCCTAGCAAGAGTCGGCGCGGCAATCAGCGAAGATACTCCGCCCAAAGGCAGGGTATCCGGAGCAATCACACCTCAAGACATTTATGGTTAATTTGGGAGAGTAAAAATGGCAGACGTATTTAGCGGCATGACGCCCGTCACGATGGCCGAATGGCAGTCGCTCGTTCCGGACAGCGACGTAGCAAAGAAAGTTTTCATTCAGACGGTCCGAGATTATCAGCCGTTCTTTGATCGTGCCACTATGGTGCGCGGCAACGACGGCCAGGGTATGAAAGGCACACTGGCGGATAAATATCCGGAAGGCCAGCTCGTCGGTATTAACGAAGGCTGGGATGCATCCACCCCGACAGGTCGTGCAGTACGTTATCCGTCCTGTATCGCACGCGACCGCTCCGTGATCGGTAAGCTCCAGCTTGAAAGAATGCCGGAGAAAGACCGAGCACCGTATCGCGCCCGCAAGGACCAAATGTTTACCCGCGGCTTAACCCGCGGTATGGTCAAACGTGTCTTCCAGGGCAATCCGGATAAAGATCCGAGAGACTGCTTAGGCCTGGCAAATATCGTTTTGCCGGACAAAGACAACGGCGCCTGGAAGAACTCCATCATTGACGCCGGCGGTACAGTGGCTAGCGGCTCGACGAGCACACTCACTTCGATCTATTTTGTTAACTGGCACCCGGAAGAAATGACTCTGTTCTTCCCGGAAAACGGCGGTGCAGCAGGTATCTCCGTCGAAGTTCAGAAATCTCCGATCTATGTTCCGGACGCCAACGGCAAGATGTTCCCGGCATACGTAACCGAGTTCGGCTATGACCTCGGCGTATTCGCGGGTAATCCGGAAAACATTGTCCGTATCGCCAACGTCGATACCTCCAAGATCACGACGGCCAAGGGCGCAGCTGACCTCTTGAAGTTGTTCGTGGAAGCACGTCACCGCCTGCGCACAGACGACTTCTCTCATGTCGGTATCTACTGCACGGACCAGGTCGGCATGATCTACGACTTGCAGCTTCTGGAGAAGACGAAGTACACGCTTGAATACAAGACCTTCGGCAAACGTGAAGGCATGCTGTCCTTCGGCGGTATTCCGATCTATCAGTACGGCACGGACGTGCTTAACGCAAGCGAATCCGCGATCACAATTTCCTAATAGGAGGCGTTATGGTTTTCGATATTAAGATGATGCTTGCTGACAAAAAGGAGGCCAAAACCGCCTTTACTTCGTCCGGCTTAGACTTCGGCTCCACCCTGGTAGAGTCTGGTGTCAACGGTCACAAGATGGCGCTTTGTATCTCCGCAAGCGGCGTGGCCGGCACCAGCCTGGCCTTCAAGATTGAGGACTCGGCTGATAACTCTACTTTTGCCACTGTCGCAACATCTAAGGCATTCACGCCCACTGAGCTCAAGAATCCAATCGTGGTAGGGCTCCCCTTCGAGCACAGACGCTACCTGCGTATCGTGACCGTCCCGACAAGCGTCACGGCGGGCACCGTCACGGCCTGGATCGGCAACGACTACAAGCTCGGCCAAGTCAAAGAAAGCGAGGGCTGGGAGTTCCGTACAGAAAAGGCAACTGCGGCAGCCGGCGGTGACAGCTAATCAGCAGTAAACAACCGAAAATTTGTCGGAGGAGGCGGGCATAAAACCCGCCTTTACTTTTATGGCTAATCAAATCGAAATCTGCAATGCCGCACTGTCTCAGCTCGGTGCGGACTCTAACATTACGTCTATCGATCCTCCGGACGGCTCGCAGTACTCCGAGCAGTGCGCGGCCTACTACCCGATGGCACTGCGTTACCTGCTGGAGCAATTTAACTGGAGCTTTGCCCAGAGCCGCTACAAGCCGCCGCAGTACGTGGAGCTTGATAGAACGATGTACCCGTGGAGCTATGGATATTCTTTGCCAAGCGACTGCATGTGTGTTGTGGGGCTTTACTGCACAGGCGGCCAGCCCTGGCAGACTACACTGCCCTACGAGATCGAATATCGCGAAAGCGAAAACACCATATTCTTACTGACAGACGTTAAGGACGCCGTGATCGTCTATACGCGTTACGTGAACAATCCGCAGATGTTCCCGGGCTACTTTACCGAGGCCCTTGTCATGCGCCTGGCGGCGTATCTCGCCGGCGCCTTGGTCAAGAATCAGAGCGCGGACAAGTATCTCAAATATGCGGAGGACGCCTTAAGCAAAGCCAAAACACGAGACGCAAAGAAGAGCGCTCACCAGCATCCGAAGTATTTAGCGGCACAACTTAGAGCGAGGTTCGTGTAATGGCAGTCAGAATCTTTAGAAACTCTTTCGGCGGCGGCGAAATCTCTAATACGATGTATGCCCGCGTGGACGACGCTAAAAATCAAACGGGCCTGGCCAAGTGCAAAAACTTTATCGTCGAGCCCCAGGGTCCGGTCTTCCGGCGCCCGGGTTTTGAGTACGTGGCGCATACTAAATACTCGGATAGAAAATGCCGCCTGATCCCGTTCTTGTTTTCGCTTGATCAGACGATGGTCTTAGAGGTCGGCCATAAGTACATCCGTTTCCATACGCACAAACAAACTTTAATGTCCGGAAATGCCCCGTATGAAATCACGACTCCGTATGAGGAGGCCGATCTCTTTGAGCTGAGTTTCGTGCAAAGTATCGACGTGATTACGATCGCGCATATCAACTATCCGACAAAAACTCTGAGGCGCCACGGTGCGACCGACTGGCGATTGGAGAACGTGAACTTTAATACCACGTTGTCTGCGCCTACAGGCTTGGCGGTAACGCAGACAATCGGTCCGGACGTCGAGGATAAGAACAAAGGACTCTTTAAGCGAAAGTACGGAGTCACGGCTTTGAACGCCGATGCTTCAGAAGAGAGTCCGCTGTCGGCAACCGTTGAGATTAACTGCAATCCTTTCGCTGACGGTGCTTACAACACACTCACATGGAATGCTGTCCAGGGTGCTTCTATGTATCGTGTGTATCGCAATGTCGGCGGCGTCTACAGCTATATCGGTCAGACGTCCGAGACCTCGATTATCGATGATGCAATTTCTCCGGACTCCGGAATCACGCCGCCGAGGTATGACTCTGAAATTACGTCCGGATATCCGGGCACCGTGAGCTACTTCGACCAGCGCAAGATCTTTGCCGGTACTCGTACCAAGCCGCAGTGCATTTGGATGACGGCTGCGGGCAGTGAGAACTCCATGGCCTTTCACTTGCCGGTGCAGGTCACGGACCGAATCTCGGCAAGAATCTACGCCCGAGACGTCAACCGAATCCGACACCTTGTTCCGCTGTCCCGACTAATTCTCCTAACTGCTTCCGGCTGCTGGGTAGTGGGCACAACCGACACCGACGCGCTGACACCTGAGTCCATCAGCTTCAAGGCGCAGAACGCAGAAGGCGCAAGCTCGGTGAGCCCAGTGGTTGTAAATTCGGCCTGCGTGTACGCCGCGGCTCGTGGCGGCCATCTTCGTGAAATGGGCTACTCATACGAGCGCGGCGGTTTTATTTCCGGAGATCTATGCCTTCGTGCGCCGCACCTTTTCGACCATAAAACCGTGATTGACCTTGACTACTCCAAGGCGCCGAATCCGATTATTTGGTCGGTATCGAGTGACGGCGTATTGGTGGCCTTCACGTACATCCCGGAGCAGCAGATCGGAGCATTCTCCACAATTGAGACCCGCGGCAGTTTCGAGTCCGTGACCGTGGTGTCCGAGGGATACGAGGATATCCCTTATGTCGTCACCAGCCGCAGGATCAACGGGCAGACCGTCCGATTTATTGAACGCATGCACGAGGTGCAGTCGCCCTCCAGGGCTGAGTCCTGTTACGTGGACTGCGCGGGGTTCTACCAGGGCAACTCGACAAAGACGATCACTGGCCTCACCTGGCTGGAAGGTGAGACTGTTTCCATCCTGGCAGACGGTTATGTCGTTCCGGATCAGAAGGTCGTCAGCGGGAAGATCACGCTGGAGGACGAGGCTTCAACGGTTTACGTCGGCCTGCAATACGACTCCGACATGGTCACACTCCCGATCCACCTCCAGCTCAATGACATGTCCTACGGCACCTCTCACCGAAAAAATATTACGGAGGTCACGTTACGGCTTAACGAATCCTCCGGAGTGTCGGCAGGGTCGAGCTTTGAAAAGCTCTATCACATGCAGCCGCGCGCGACCGAGCTTCCCGGATATCCACCGAATCTGCGCTCCGGTATTTACGACCTGCAGATTAAGCCGAAGTGGAGCGATGAGGGCCAAGTCTATATCCGGCAGTCTCTGCCGCTCCCGCTCCGGATAACCTCGATCACGACAACGGTAGAAATCAGCTAACTGACAATAGTGCGCATTGACGGGAGAGGTGGCGTCAAGATAGGCGCACTATTGGAGGATTTATGGCTATTGGTTTCAACACCGCTTCAATGATCGGCACGGGAATCTCTGCCGGTATTTCCGCTGTCGGTTCGATCTTCACAACTCGCTACAACAACGCTATCGCTAAGGCGCAGGCAAACATCGCCAAGGAAAATGCTAAGACGATGGAATTGCAGGCGCAGTACACCTTGTTTGCAGCAGAGACTAAGGTCCAGCACGAAACGATGCAGGCAGGCCAAGTCAAGGCCAGGCAGAAGGCTGCGCTCGCCGCCAACGGTGTTGCGATCGGTACCGGGAGCGCGGCGCAGATTACAGCGTCCACCGACATCATTAAGACGATTAACAAGAATCGCATTGAGACCGATGCTCATGCTGCCGCCTGGGGCTATCGTCAGCGGGCTACCGACTTCAAAAACCAGGCCTTGATGTTTAACGCCAAGAAACAAAGTGTGGGTCTGAACTTCATGTCCACGGCGCTCAACGGCTTGTCTCAGGTGGGCATGACCTACGCCTTTGGAAAACTTGCCGAGGGCAAAACAAAAGAGCCGGCAAAAGACGGACCGATAAAGGTGGACGCCATAAGCGGAGCAGATCCCGGCCTGAAGATCGATGCGATTTCCTCCGCGGACCCTGGCCTGCGCATTGACGGAATCTCTTCAGCTGATCCGGGGATTCGAGTTGACGCAGTCTCCGCGGCCCAGCCGATTTTCACGCCGCTTTACAACTTCAATCCTCTTTCGATCAATAACAAAGTTTCGATCCTAGGCAGATAAACATGCAGGTACCCATTTATCAAAACAACACGCCGAATCCTCAGAGCGAACAGTCTTTTGCGCGTCCGGGAGAAAACGTCCAGCCGACCTTTGACTACGAGCGCGCTATGGAGCGGGCCACTCAGCCCTTGAAGGCAGATATCGGCTTAAGCGTCAAGTTTGCCGAGAAGGCCGAGGCCCAGCAGGTAAAGGCCGAAGCAGACGAGGCGCTCAACGGCCTGGATCAGGAATTAAGAGAACTGCAATGGAATCCGGAAAGCGGTTATTACGCCATGAAGGGCAAGACCGCAGTGGAAGGGTACGACCCGACCCGCGAGGCCATGAACAAGGCGTATCAGACGCGCCTGGATAAACTGCAAAACCCGCTTGCAAAACAAGCCTTTACTTCGGTCGCGCTGGAGAAGATCAACTCCTACGATCAATCCATGCAGCGCTACCGCTTGAAAGAGAATGCCGCCTATAAAGCAGAAGTCTCGGACACGCGGGCCAAATCGCTGATCAACGACTTCGCCTTCTCCGGTTTCGGCCCGGACTCCGAGCGCACAATGGCCAGCCTCATGGATGAGGTGGATTATCAGGGGAAGATCGGCGGCAAGAGTCCTGAGTGGATCGCAAAACAAAAGGACAACTACACCGCCCTGGCTTATGCCTCGGCCTATCAGCAGATGGCGGTAGAGGATCCGTACGGCGCGCTCAAACACTATCAGCAAGTCGGCTCCACAAAGATGAGTCCGGATGTATCCCGCAAGACCTATGCCTTGTTGCGCGAGCGCGTGTGGCCTCAGCTCCAGGAGACCGTGGACGCAATGGGCGGACCGGAGGCGATCGGCCTAACCCAAGGGTCTGCTGCACGCGCCGCCGGAAAAGTTGACGTCCGAGTCTCCGGGGCCCAGGCTGGCTTAGGTACACCTCCCAGTGTTCCGGACAAAGTTCTCAATACGATCGGCTACAAGTTCTGCAATCCGCTCAACATTAAAGTATTCGGCAATAACTGGAGCGGCATGGTAGGCCAGGACGCACGCGGCCATGCGATTTTCGAGACCCCGCAGGATGGTATTTGCGCGGCGGCTAAGATCCTCAAGACCTACGCCTCCAAGTACGGCATCAACACCGTGGACGGCATTGTCGATCGCTTCTGCGCGGCCAGTGACGGCGTGACACGCGCCTACATCAGCAATGTCTGCAAGGCCATGGGCGTCAATCCCGGAGAGGCGCTTGACGTCAAGGATCCTCAGGTGATGACCAAACTCATCAGCGCGATGATGCGCCAGGAGATCGGCGCGGTCGCGTACTCCCAGGAGACAATTACGGCCGGTGTCCATAAGGCACTGGGAATCGATAAGAACGATTATTCCGACAAATTTAATACCCAACTCACTGAGGACGAAGAAAAGCAATACCAGGCATGGGCAAAGAAGATCGGCCATGAGCGTGATGTTTACGACTACGATCTTCGAGGTGCATGGAAGGCAGGTGCGGCTCAGGCAGAAAACGGCCACTTCCCCGATACGTTTAAAAAGCCAAATCATCCGACTTTTAGTGTCGAGAGCAAGTACCACGACGGAAAGAATTATGTCGGAGGCCACTGGGTAGTAGAGAACGGGCAAAACATTTTTATCGGCCCTCATGGAGAACGCCGAGACGATAACGGGAAACTTCTGTCTCAGAAGGCGGAAGCTCCGCGCCTGACGTCTAAGGACGTGGCCTTTAATCCGAATGTCAAGACGGGCGATCCCGTGATCGACGCACTGCCGCTCCCGGACAAAATTAAACTCTTCCGCGCCTCCAGGCAAAGACGCGGTCAGCAGGCGCAGCAGGCCAAGGTTGAGTTAAAGCGCTCAGTGGATAACGTCTTATCCCGTGCGATCAACACGGGCGACGTATCCGAGCTCCCCGATGTCGCTGACTTCATTAGCGTCTATGGCCAGGACGAGGGCATCCGGATGCATGCCGAGGTGGAGAAGCAGGCACAGCTCAATGCCGCCATCCACTCCATGCCGGCGATGTCTGTAGGCGACATGGACGCTACGAGCAGAGCGCTCACGCCTCAGAAAGATGATCCTGAGTACGCCACCCGCATGGAGCAGAAGACCACGTGGGATAAGGCCGCAGAGAAGGTCAAGACCGAGCGAGCCAAGGATCCGATGCGCTTTGCGATCGAGGGCATCCCGGAACTCGGTTTTAAGCCTATCCAGGATTGGAGCAATCAGACGCTGGCGATCCGAGAGCTCACCAACCGCATCAGCAGCTACAAGGATGTGGCCCGGCGATTCGGTACTGACGCGCATATTCTCACAAAAACCGAGGCCACCGGGTTATGCCAAGCCTTCGCCAATATGGACGAAGACCACCAGGCGGAGTATGCGCAGAAGTTATCCGATGCGATCTTTGATCCGGTGACTGGCGACAGCGGTGCCCTGGCGGCATTAGCAACTGATATTGGTAAGAACCACCACCTTCTGTCTATCGCTTTGGGTGTGGCCTCCACGCCTCAGGGCCGAGAGAATAACGGTGCGCTCCGTCAAATCAAGGGCAATTACTACCGTAGAAACAAAGTCAATGACGCCAATAAGGACGAGCCGGAAATTCGTCAGAAGTTAGACGGTGTGTTGCCGATCCCGCCCGGGAGTCCCGAGTACGAGGACCTCATCAACGCCGTGCTGAACGATCATGCCTATGCCCTTCAAGCGGGCGGCTCGAGCGATGTGGATACGTCAATTGAAAACGTGATCGGTCCGGTGACAGAGCACAACGGAGCAAAGATTATTTTGCCGTCCAGACTCTCACAGGCGAGTAAGAACCTGATGACCTTTACCAAGCTCGGATCTTTTGAAGACGTCCTTCTGGACTATAGCAAGGACTTCTTGAAAGGCGGTAAAAAGCTCGTTTATCGGAATCAAGTGATTTCTCCGGAACAGTCTGCCAGGCTCATCAACACCGCGCCTCTTAAATGGGTAGGCGACGGTGTCTACTTTATCCGCGACGGTCTGCGGTACGTAACAGACGAAAAGGGCGAACCCTTCCGCCTTGACCTTAACGACACAATTTCCCGGAGAATTAAATGAGCTGGATCAATCGTTTCGGACTGACCAATGAAGAAGCCAAGGTCATCAATCAGTACAGCGCTCCGGAAAAAAGCGGCGAAGCATTGCCGCCCGGACTTTTCGAGGGCTCCTGGAGCGCGATCGGCCAATCTTTTGGAAAAGAATGGGAAGCCACCAAATCCGACATCAGCGAGGCCGTCGCGCTCAAAGTTGAGGACGATGACTATTACCTGGCGCAGCAGGAAGACCCGTTTGCGCCTGACCTCAATATCGATAAGGATGCAGTTGCCAATCGCTTGAGGCAAGACGCAAAAGAGGCGCGCCTCAAGATCAAGAACGATTACACGCCGAATCCCGAGACCACCGGCACGGCGGCCATGATCCTCTACGGTCTGACCGGTTCTTTGGCAAAGGGTATCGGATACTCCGTTCTCGCGGGCGGCAACCCGTTTGTCGGCGGTGCGCTATTCGGTGCAGACCTCGGACGCTATGAGAAGGATAAGCTCCAGGATAAGGGCGTGGACCCTGAGACGGCCACGAAAGCGGGCTTGATTACAGGCATGACTAGCGGCGTCGGTATGGCGCTCCCCGCGTCACTAGGTACGAGTTATCTGAAGTCTGCGGCCTTCGGCGGCCTGGTGAATCCTGCGACCGACATCACCGAGCAGTCGGCGATTAAGTTTGTCCTCGATAACGCGGACTATTCGGTTATCTCCAAAGAGTACGATCCTTTCGATCCTGTAAGCCTAACAACATCCGCCCTCATGGGCGCAGGTTTCGGCCTTCTCGGCGCTAGAGGTGCCCGAGTTCGAGCCGCAAGAGAGGCGGCGGAAAAGGCCCAAGCAGAAGCCACGGCCGCCCCCGTGGAAGGACAGATAAGCCGCATGAATAAGAGTGTGCTTGAGTCCATCCAGAATCGCGACAGAAGCGGTAAAGAAAGCCGCTTGCAGATGCAGCAGATCGCTCAGGCTCCTGACTTCAATCGCCTGCGCAACGGCGCAACTTTGGGCGAGGGCACGCCCGTGATCGCGTATTTGCCGGAGAACTCTTCGGCTATTCTCGGTAAGACGGTCACAGTCTCGGACACCAACGGCGATCGCACCACGATGCGCTATGCCCTGATTGAGGCGAGCGATGTGATGACGTCTAACAGTGTTGACGGAAGTCTCAATGCCGACTTCACTAATCCGGAAGTGCAAGGCGCCCGAGCGATCGCAGGCAACGGACGTATCGCGGGCCTGCAGGAAGCCTATCGCAACGTCAAGGCTACGAAGTACAAAGAGGAATTGACCAAGGCCCTGAAGGAATTCGGCATCAGCCGCCGCGCGGTCAAGAAGATGCGCGAGCCGATCCTCGTGCGTGTGATGGACGATGCGGACGTCAAGGAAGGTGTAGGCGAATTGTCCAACCGCACCGGGACGCTAAAGCTCAATCCCGCAGAGCAGGCCGCGCAGGACGCGCGGAATGTGCGCCTGGAGGAGGTGGAGTTCACCAAGGACAATGGTATCTCCGTCCGTTCAATGGATGAGTTTGTGCGCCGCACTCCGGACAAGGAAGGTCTCATTGACGCCGAGGGCAAAGTCATCTACGACAGCGTCCGGCAGAGAATGAAGTCGGCGATCTTTGCCGCGGCCTATCCGGACAACCGGCTGATTAACCGCTTTATCGCCGACGACCCGAAGGACAGACAAGTTATGGACGTTCTCCAGGCCGCCGCACCCGAGGTCGTCAAACTCAGACGCCGCGGCGGAGATTTTGACTTTTCAGGCGACCTCATGGAGGCGCTCGCCGACTACATGCAGACCAAACAGGAGGCCCGCAAGATCCACGGTGAGAAGGTTGAAGGCGAGATTACTGAATCCTTCTTCGAGGCCACGCCGGTCCAGGCCTGGTTTAGAGACATTCTTTTATCCAAGAATCCCGAACGGCTCAAAGACGCCCTGGCTCGATTCAACGAGGTGGCCCAGCAGGAGAGCGGAGGCGAAGGCCTATTTGGTAGCGTCAGCCGCGACGAGGTTTTCAACCAGGTCAAAAGCGAGTTCGGAGCGCTGGATAAAGCAATCGACTCGATTACGCCGAGCGCAGTGGACGCCGCCATGGAGCTCCGTAACGCTGACGTAATCGAGGGCGATCAGCCCTCAGGCATGAACGGCGATATCAATAAGTCGATCGCCGATGAGAAACTTGCCCGGGAGCAGTTGGATGACGGAGAGCCGGTTAATGTCTCAGGCGAGGGCGTCGATCCGGAAACACTGAGAACGCAGTTTGACTCCTTCAGAGATCGTGTGTTTAACCAGCTCCTGGGCGCCGGGTTCAAAGAAAAGCTCGCGGCTTATTCCGCAGACCTCTACGATGCTTTTTACAGGACGCTCGGAGAGCGGTTAGGCATGAGCGCGGACGAGCTGGAGAAACGCTACGCCCTCAAGGTTCGCAAAGGCGGAAAGGAAACAGCCGAGGGTTTCAGACAGCAGGCGAATATGCCTGATGGAGTTGAATCTCCGGAAGTTGTATTGAAGGACTGCATTCAGCAAGAACCAATTTTTACGCTAAGCGGTGACGAGTTTTCTTCCGGAAGCGGCAATCTCTACCAGGAGGTGGCCGACTTCTTCGCGGAGCGGTACGGTGGCAAAGTCGAAAACCCGATTCTAGGGGAAGTGAAGTTAAATAAGGCGGCCGTAAAATCTTCCGCTTCTCATGGATTGGGCCGTAATAAAGTTATGGCCTTCATGGCCGTCCCTGAAGTTATAAAGAGTGGAAAGATTTTCGACTACCAGAAAAACTGGAAAGAACGTCGATACGATACATGGGTGCTAGCCGCGCCAATTTTAATTAAGGGGAAGAAGTACGTTTGCGAAGTGATCGTCATGGATACGGGCGAACACAAGCGATTCTATTTACACGAGGTTACGCCGATTGAAGATGTCGTGACCACTATCCAAGACCCATACCCGGGGGTTGAGCAGTCACGACCTGCCGGGCCAGTTAGGTCTATTTTAATTCAGAGATGCCTTGAAGACAAGGCGGCCGCGGCTAAAGAGGCAGAAGTTAAAGCCACGCAGACTCAAGGCGAAGTTTTGCTCCAGAGTAAGGTCAAATCCGAAAACTCCCGCGGCATGTACACACCCGCAGAGAAGATGATTACTTTGTTCGGCGCGGCCGACGAATCGACTTTCGTCCACGAGTCCGGACATTACTTCTTGGACGTCATGACCGATGTCGCAATGCGCTCCGATGCGCCCGAGCAGGTGAGGGCCGACATTCAGGCCCTTATGGATTGGTTCGGCCTCAAGAACCTCGACGAATGGAACGGCTTGTCGCTAGACGAAAAGCGGCAATTCCATGAACAGTTTGCACGAGGCTTTGAGCAGTATCTCCGTGACGGTGTCGCACCGTCCTCCAGGCTGGAAGCGATCTTCAAACAGTTCAAAGACTGGCTGATATCGATCTACAAGTCGGCCGCTGACCTGGATGTCGAATTGACGCCTGAGGTCCGAGATGTCTACGCGAGAATGCTCGCAACCGATAAAGAAATCGAGGTCAAACGCGAAGCGGATTCTCCGAGCCTATTTGGCGAAGACCTCGGACAGACGGTTACTCAAGTTGTCGACAACACCAATTTGCCGGACGAGACCAAGGCCGTGATTAAAGAAGGCCTAGAGACTTTAGGCATTAAGACCGAGCAGGCGCCGGATCAAAGCAAGTTATCCGGAGTCATGACAGACGACCAATTTGTTCAAGGCCGCTTTGATCTCGACATGGAGAAGTACGGTGATATACCGATCCTCGATGAGAACGGCAACGAGACCACACCGCGCGAGATGGTAGCCGCAGACCTGGCAGCGGCTGAGCAACTGGAAAAGGACTCTCAGGGAATGTCCCGCGCCGCGCTTTGTATGTTTACCAATAACGCCTTCGATTAAGGATTGAGGAATATGGCAAAAGGCTTAAAGAAAGAATGTTTGGACTCGGTTAGTCAAGTTATCGGCCGACAGCTCACGGCCAAAGAGGGTGAGGATATCGTCCTAAACATCAAAAGCAAGGTGCTCGACATCCGGAAAACCGAGCCCAATCTGACCAAAGACCAATACGTGGCCAAGGCCGCCGCGCTCGTGGCGCAGGATATGCAGCGCCAAGCCAACCGTATGAAGGTCAATGCACAGAGGCAGGTGATCGCTTTGGCGTCAATGCAAAACTATACCGCAGCCATGAGGGCTAAGGGCCTGAGCGCGAACGCCGCGGCGAAGCGTTTCCTCGACAAGGTCCATAAACACGCGGTCGGCGTATCGAAAGAATATGCCTCCGAGTTGGTGGACACGCTCCAGGCGGCGTGCCCTAAGTTTTTCGGCATGATCGAAAACGATGACGCGGTCGCCGGAATCCTTGCGGAGATCTCCGGCGTCGACACCAAGAACGCAGACTATAAGAAGGCGGCGCAGGCCTGGATCCAATGCACTGAGAATATGCGTGAGCGTTACAACAGGGCGGGCGGAGACATCCGATCCCGAGAGGACTGGATCATGCCGCAGACACACAACCAGGGCAAGATACTCAATGCCGCAAGAATCCTAGACGAGAAAACTCCGAAAAGTTTTGCCGGACGTACTGCGGCAAAGGCCAAGCACGCGGCGGATAGGTTTAAAAAGCGTAATCCCGAAGCGAACCGTGACGCGTGGGTCGACTTCGTTTTCGAGCGACTGGATAAGACTCAGTACCTCGACGATAACTTACAGCAAATGAACGACGTGGAGATAAAGAACGTTCTGCGGGAGGCGTACCTGTCCATTACCGAGAACGGCGACCAGCATCAGAATGCGGCCGACGCAAAGCCGAGCGGCAGGGCTAAGGCGAAGTCGGAACAGCGCCAGGAGCGCCGAACGATCCACTTTAAGGACTACAAAGCTCGAATTGAATATAACCGGATGTTTGGGGAGAACCCGTCGATCTTCGGCACCATGCTGTCGCACGTCAGTGCGATGTCGCGAGACATCACGCTCCTTGAGGAAATGGGGCCGAGTCCGACTACTACTTTTAACACCCTTCGCAGATCTACAGAGATTCTTAATAATCAGTCCAATAATGTAGAAGGCAAAAAGGTTACAACTGCGGAGTTCATGCTCAATGCGATGTGGAAAAACCTTACCGGCAGCAGAGGTATCCAGAATGAAACACTTGCCGCAATCGCTCAGGGCGCTCGTAATCTCCAAGTTGCAGGCAAACTCGGTGGTGCATTCTTAACGAGCATGTCTGACATTGCTACATACTTTCACATGTGTCATGTCAACCACATACCCTTTGCGCAGAGCGCGATGTACTTAGTGAAGTCGCTTAATCCGGCGGATAAGAGTGACGTGGCTTTTGCCGCTCAGGCGGGCGTGATCGGAGACGTTTTCAACTCTGCCGCCAACAGATTCGTCACAGACAACATGAGCCAGGGCGTGACGTCTAAACTCGCCGACGCTACCATGAGGGCTTCCCTTTTGTCGCAGTGGACAGACGGCATCAGAAGAGGCGCCGCGCAAACGGCCATGGCCTTTTACACGAACGCCCGTAAATACGACTGGAATACGTGCGACGGATGGCTAAAAGAACGCCTGGAGAACTTCGGTCTCGACGAGACATTCTGGAAGGTCATCCAGAAGGCACCGGCGGAGAAATTCGGCGATGCTGAGTTCGTAACTAAGAACAGCATTCTTAATATCTCGGATGCGGACCTCGCCACGCTGGGAATCTCTCGGCACGCACTGGAGAAGTACGCCTCGGATTACCTGGCCTTCGTTTTCGATGACGCGCATATGGCCTCATTACAGCCCGACCTATACACTCAAGCGATTTCTAATTTAGGACTCGCCAGGGGCACAATCGCAGGTGAAGCGTGGCAATGTTTTTTCTTGTTTAAGTCCTTCCCTACGGCGATGCTGACGCGCCACTTCCAGAGGTCCGGAGATCTTTACAGATACAAAAAGCGGGCAGATGGAAAGATGATGGCCGCCGCGTCCCTCGTTGATTACTATGCCCCGTTGTTAATAGGATCGACGATGATAGCGTTAGTGACGAACATGTTCAAAGACGTTCTCAACGGTCAGGACATCCAGGATCCCTTTACGACCGACAATATCGCCAGAGCATTTACGTCCGGAGGCGGCGCAGGCTTTGCCGGAGATATTTTTGTCTCAGCTTTGGGCGATTACAAGTACGGCCACCCGAATATCTACAACGCCTTCGGCCCGGTTTTCTCCTCCATGCTGGACGCTTACACAATCTATGACAAATATAAGGACGATCGAGATATCGGCGCCAATGTCCTGCGTTTTGCCAAGAGCAACATCCCGATGGTTAATCTCTGGTACACCAAACAGCTCCTTAATCACGCGGTCTTTAATCAGCTGCAGGAAATGATGAATCCTGGGTATCACAGGCGCATGGAGCGCAAATCTATGAGGATGCGCGGCACGGGATACTGGTGGCAGCCGACGAGTGCAATGCCCGGGAGACTGCCGCGTGTGGCCAAATCCAAAGACCGCTGGGAGATCATGAAATAGTGCGCATTGAACTTTTGGGGACTTTTATATTTTTCTTCAAATCGAGGATAGATATATGGTTCCTGAAAGTAATCGCAAAGCGGGGCCGTTTACCGGCACAGGTCAGACTCAGTTCGATTTCGACTTCTATATGCTCAGCGCCGATGACGTTGTCGTCATTGTGGCTGACGCAGACGAAAATGAAACGACGCTGACTAAAGACAAATACACCTGCACGCTCAACTCCGACCAGAATACGACACCGGGCGGGCGCGTGACTTTAAAGACTGCACTGGCCAGCGGGCATAAGCTCGCAATCTGCAGCGGGGTCCCGTATACCCAAAATCTGAATTTGACGATGTATGGGAGTTTTAGCCCAACGTCAATCAATAAAGAAGAAGATCGTCGCGTCATTCAGCTTCAGCAGATTCTCGAACAGATGCGCCGTTGTCTTATCGTCCCGATTACGTCCGAGAAAACCCCTCAAGAGGTGATGACTGACCTTTTGGATGTGGCGGAAAAAGCGGCCGACTACGCACAGAGAGCTGAGACCATCTACAACGAGGTTGTTTCTACCGGCTTATACGTCTCATCTACATGGCAGGAAATCCAAGAGACTAAAGCTCAAATCGATATTCATAAAGCGGCTATTGACGCTGCCGTTGCACGAGCGGAAGTTATTCTCGCCCGCAACGAGGTCATCGGAGCAGAGGTGGATGCTTTAGTTCCGCATCTTCCTGATTTGCAAATCAATCGACAGCACATCGATGATATCCATCGTGTTGGTTCCGACCTAAGAGGGTTTGAGACAGAAACACTTGACCTTGGATCAATTACAGATACGGATATTGACGGCGAAACCAAAGTCGAAGACGGGTATATCAAGAAAGTTGCCGACCATATCGATGACTGTATTCACCCGGTTGGAGACAATATTGAAAAGGTTAAGGCTGTAAACGCAAACCTGGATGATGTAAAGACTGTAGCAGCGGACTTATCCTCTGCACCCAGCAACATTAAAAAAGTCGCACAAGCTACCGACGATATCACTGCACTTAGCCCTAAGGTTGAGGCAATTCAAACTGTAGCTGAGAACTTAGAAGCGGTGGAAAGTGCGGCCTCCGTTGCAACAAACTTGGAATCTATCAAGCAGACGGTTCTTCAGTCCAATGCTGAAGCTGGCTTCTCTTTCCGATACATGGCCGAGGCCTCCGCTGGAATGACGGTGTCCAAAGAAGCAATATCTCCATCTGTCAACATTAAGGTCGGAGACCACGTTGTAAATCGGATAGGGGATTACTTCGGGATTACGGCCGTTACTGAAACTACGGCAACTCTATCGCCGAAACAAGGAAGTTTTAAAGGCGAAAAGGGCGATAAAGGGGACGGTATTCAACCTGATGCTGTGGTAGTGAATGCAGAAAGTCTCCCTGCTGAGGGAACTGTTGGTCAGCTTGTCTTAGCCGGAATGAACCTCTATACATGGGTTGCAGCAACCGATACAGAAGAAGCTCACTGGGAAAACATGGGAGAACTAGTCGGGCCGAAGGGAGATACCGGACCGACTCCGGAAATTTCCGTCGAAGCTACGTCGTTATCTGAAGGTGCATCAGCAACCGTTACTAAGACAGGTACATCCGAGGCTCCGGTCTTTACTTTCGGAATTCCCAAGGGGGATACGGGAAGTAAAGGAGATACCGGAACAACACCTGAAATCTCTATCTCGATACAGATGTTGGATGCGAACTCAGAGCCTTCCGTTGAAAAAACCGGAACGGACGAAGCACCGAGTTTCCTTTTAAAAATCCCGCGAGGTTTAACCGGAGCGACAGGCACGATGCCTGACACCGTTGACTTGGGAGGGCTGAGCTAATGCCTCTGAAGATTATTCAGTTTCGCGGAGGAACGGTTGTAGAGCATGAGCTTTTTGTCGGCCGAGATCGGGAGATCACTGTAAATACAACGAACAATCGAATCCGAGTCCACGATGGTGCGACACCCGGCGGCCACGAGTTGGCAAAGGAGTCGGACGTTCCTACCAATACAAACCAGTTGGAAAACGACGTCTACCGATCAAGCGGAAACCTGACAAAACTTTCTCAGCTAACACCGGATGTCCAGTATCTCAAACAGGCCGAGTTAACCAAGCTCAGTCAGCTTCAAAACGACAAAGGTTATATCGCAGGACACTGTACTTACTGCACACACTGCGGCCACTGTACGCACTGCTCTTAAAGGTAAAGCAAAATGGCAAAAGTAATCCAATGGAAGCATGGCTCAAGTGAAGATAGTGCAGTCTTCACCGGTGCTCTCAAGGAGATCACGATCGACGATGATCTCCACACCATTCGTCTTCATGATGGGGAGACGCCCGGAGGTGCCCTCTTGGCGCGCGTGGCCGAGGTACCGACAAAGTTATCTCAGCTGGTAGACGACTTAAGCGTTTGGCGCTCAGACGAGCTGACCAAACTATCTCAGCTTACAAACGACAAAGGCTTTTGGGCGTCCGGTGCTCTGACAAAAGTCAGCCAGCTGCAAAATGACAGCGGCTTTCTCACCGGACATTGCACCTACTGCACGCACTGTACATATTGCCAACAGTGCTCCAACTGTCATAACTGTACGACCATAAACTGCACAACTATCAACTGTACGACGGTGAACTGCACGACGATTCAGTGCTCGGTTTATAGCTACTGCACCAAGTGCAACTGCGATTGCACAGACGACAGTTGCTTTGTCTCAGGAAAATTGGAGACAAGCAAGGGCCTAATAGATGTTCACAACATTCTGATCGGAGACGAAATCATTGATTGGTTGGGAAAGCCGGTTAAGGTAGTAGGCGTCAGTCATGGGCACTTAGGCTCTAGACGAGCAATCCAAATGAAGGGCCGCGGAGAGAATCGAGTTACCGACGATCATCCGATGCTGATATTCAGGACGAAACGCAGAACTTATGAGCTCTGCGCCTGTATTAATAGTAAGTTTGATCCGAACAAAATCATTCTTGCAGACAACGGAGTCAGAGGCAGGTACTCAGAGGAACACGATTATTGTGGCTGGTTCATTCCATCGATTGCAATGCCTGCGGATACTCCAACAGTATGTCCGATCGCAGAGAGAGAAGCCATTGTCAAATTCGGGAATGGATATGTCCTTGTTCCCGGGAGACTTTCATGACGACCAGAACAATTTTGCTCCGCGGAGGGACAACGACTGAGCATGAGACCTTTGTCGGAGCCGAACGAGAAATTACAGTCGATACAACCAAAAAGACGCTTGTAGTTCACGATGGAACGACGGGACACCCGGTGGCTAGAAAAAGCGGCTTGCCGACAAAACTCTCTGATTTGACTGAGGGTATAGGGCTGTGGAAGAAAAGCGTTTTGACTAAGGTCAGTCAGCTTACAGACGACGTCGGCTATTGGGCCAATCTGACAAAGGTGAGCCAGTTACAAAACGACCTCAACTGGAAGACGGGACATTGCACTTACTGCACGCATTGTACCTATTGCACCCAGTGCTCTAGATGCAACAACGTTCATTGCTACCAAGTGCAATGCACTCAAGTTCAGTGCGGTCAAGTTAAGTGCAACAAGTGCACGATCACAAGCAACTGCCACGGGCCGAACTGTTCAAACCTAAACAAACCGATTTATACGAACTGCGAATCCAGTAATTGTGACTGCGGGGATGACGGAATGTAG